CGGGGGTGGCGGCATTATTGCTCAAGACCACGAGTGCATCGAGGTCCGGCAAAGGGATAATCCGAGAGGCTCCCTTGGGGATCAGATGGGGGACGTGGGCAGTGATGTCCGCCGCTTCCGTGGGGTCAGAGCCGGCAAGCCGGGTGTACTCCTGGACAGCGACGAAGCCCCGAGACTCAGACAGAAAGTGTGCCTGAGAGCCCATTGGAGTCGGCCTGACGCCCGTCGCCATCACGTAGGAGGTAACTGGCTGGATCGAGATGCTGTGCGCGCTTAGGCCGCTATCACCGTTGGTGAGCGACATTTGCTTCTGCCGCGAGAACAGCATGACGCCATCCGCGAAGGGCAGCGCATAGTCGACCAAGGCGACATCGGTGGTCGCCGCGGAGGCCGCGAGCGTATCGCTGTCGATGTAGTCGAGCACCGTGCGGCGCCAGAAGTCCCCGAAGTCACCGGCGGCGGAGAAGACTACACCGTCATCAACTGCAAACCCGAGCCGGTTCTGGTAGAAGAACACGTCTCGAATGGTGCGGCCGACAAAGGGCGGGACCGGGTTGGTCTGATTGTCTCCGACGCGGCGCGGCTTCCAGGAGAAGGGCGCGAACGTGAATGTCCCGTCACTCTCGCGAATGAGAGCCCAAGGCATCGTCATGTCATCGAGGGCGTTGATGAGGCCGGGCTGGACCGTCTCGTTCCACACCGTCCCATCCCCCATCACATAGTAGGAGACGAACGCGGTATCGTTCTGGCCGAGGACCTTATAGACGCACCCCGAGCAGACCGTTGTGGGGAGCTTATCGGGACCCGTTACGGTTCCCGTGATGCCACCCGAATAGGTCGGGTTTGGATCATACTGGAGAACCGTTCCGGCAAGGGCATAGCCTGCGCCGGGGACCGTGTAGCCGGAGGGGTTGGTGCCTCCGAGCCAGCGGTTGTTCACGTTCTGGGCAACCTGGTCCTGGCCTGCCGGCAGCATCCCGACGGGCTGCGCCGTGTTGACGATGAAGGTGTAGTCCGCGACCGTGACAGCGCGATACACGTCCGCCCCTTCGGTGAGATAAACCCACCCTCGGGGGGCGTTCACAGTCTTCTCGACCCCGGTGGTCTCATCGAAGACCCGGATGAGGTTCTGCTCGATGACGACCAAATAGCGCTCAGTGACATCGCGGTTAATGTGGTGAACCGAGTAGGTCCCCGCCGCCGGCATTGAGCTGAGATTGAGGATAGACTGAGTCGGCGGGCGGCGGCCGAGGCCTTCCGCTACGCGCGACCAGGTATTGAGTTCATCCTCGTTCTGATCCGAGGAACGGAGGATCGCCGGCTGTTGGCTTATGCCATTCATCAGCGACGGGAGGGTTCGCGTCGTGAGTGCCAAGGCGGGCTCCTAGCTTAGAGGGCGCGGCGTCCGACCCACTTCTGGAGGGTGGCGCTGCGGCGGAAACTGTTGGTATCGCGGGACCGGCGCTCGTAGCGCTGGAGCAAGAAGAAGGCGCGCTCCTCGTCGATCTCGTTGAAACGGTCGAGGATCGGGGAGTTGACCTTCTGCGCCTGGAAGCGGCGAGCCGCGGCGGTCGCGATGTAAGTGCGGGCGGCCTGGGGGAGGTCGTTGAACGGGAAGCCCCAGATGATGTCGACGGAGAGCGGGTTGTCAGCCGAGTAGGTCGCGCTGAAGTCAAAGGTGTGGTTGTCCGCGTCATAGAGCACCAGAGCATCAAGCGTCGGGTGCCGCCGGACCACGACGGTTAGCGTCGAGTCCGAAGCGTCGATGTCGAGAGTCCCGTCCGGGAGGAGGATGGCGCCGTCGCCATTCGGCGTCAGCTCAAAGCCATAGTCCGTATTCCAAGAATAGCCGACGGCCTCGACGTCCCTAAGGGTCTCGTTGAGGTGCCGCTTGGCGTCAGCCACGTCGCCAACTCCGGCGACGTCAAGGGTATTCACCGGAGAGCCGCCGATGCTGGCGAGCATCCGGTTGACGGCTTCTAGGTCCGTCATGGGGGCCAGAAGGGCCATGCTAGGGGCTCCTGAGGGTGCAAAAAAGGGGACCGAGCCAAAGCCCGGCCCCCTTCAAGTGCGCGTGTTAGGCGCTGTAGTAGAAGTCGACCGTGAGGTTGGCCGACGCGGTGATGCCCGCACCCGCAATGTTCAGCTCGAGCTTGTCGCCCGGCTTGATCGCGAGGGGAACATTCGCGTTGCTGTCGCTGTCAACCTTCGAGGCTGCACCGGCAGTCGTCGCGCCCGTCAGGGCGGTGTGGGTCGTGCCGTCGAAGTGCTGAGCGGCTGCCGTCGCGCTGGCGCCGAGCGTTGCGCTCTGACGCACCGACACGCGATGCAGGAAGCCGGTCTCCTTGAACGTGGTGACCTCGATGTTGTCGCCACTCGCGGCCGAGCCGTTCACGACGGCAATGACCTTCTGGACGTGGATGAGGCCCTTGTTGACTTGCTTGCGCGAGTCGTCGCGGAGGGAAGTTACCTGTGCCATTTAGCTAGTTCCTTCCTTAGGCGATCTTGAGCTCAACCGCGGTCTTCGACCGCAGCGGACGGATGCCGACCATGCGCCGGCCGATCAGGAGCACGCCCTGCTTCTCCGGCTGATCGACCATCTGGAAGCCGAGGTCCTGGACCACGGCGGTCGCGGCCGCATACGGCGTGTACACAGCACCACGGGTGTTGGTCATGTCGATGCGGTAGGGCGCCGGGATGCCCGAGTTGGCGGAGTCATTGGCACCGAAGATGCCGTTCAGGTTGTTGCTCTTGATGACCTCGATGTCGTCGATGGTCGTCAGAGTGTGGCGCGTGGTGTTGGCTGAGCCACCGTTGAACTGGTTGTTCAGGTTCTTGTCGCTGCGCGCCATCAGATACCACTGAGCCGTCGGCAGGATCGCGCGAACGGGCTGCGAGTGGACCGGCACCTTCTTGCCGTCCATCGTCTCCTTGGCCTGGCTGATGCCATCCATGAGGGTCTGGGCGGTCGTCGCATAGGCGGCGTTGGTGAGCGCGGAGCCGCCGCTGTCGGCAGCGAAGAGCGCGCCTTGGCGGCTCGACTTGACGATCATGCGGGCCGCGAGGCCGTCGTAGTGCTCCGCAAGGGCGCGACCGATGGCTTCGCTGTACGGCGAGCGAACGTCGAGGTCGAACAGCGACTCGTCAACGTCGGACACGAAGACCGAGCTGATGAGCTTGTCGTCCGGGTCGACGGTCACGTCCTGAGACGCAACTTGGCCGCCGGTGATCTCGACGCCGGGCGTGTGGTACGCGACATCCGCGTTCCAGAACGCCATAAACTTGGCACTCTTGGCGCCCTTGAGGCTCTGCGAGAGGATCGTGTCTGCGATCTTCAGCTCAGCCGCATAGGCGGTGAGCACTTCCGAACCACGAGTGGTCAGGAAGAGCTCCAGATTGTCCGTGCCGCCTTCGCGGAGACCCGGACGTGAGGGATTGGAGTTCACTTAGCTTCTTTCGTTGAGGTGTGGACTTCTGGTGGTCCGCTTCCTCAAGGCCCGTGCTGGTCGAGGATCGGCCCCTCAGGGCTCGTCTCGGGCGGTTCGGGTTGTCTTTTGGTCGTCGGTGATATGTTGCCCCGTCGTTGGTCTATTCCGGTGACGGGGCCAGAGGCCGGTAGTAGCCCCGGCGTCGCGCGAACGGCGGGGGGTTCAGGGAAGCGCCGCGCGGTGCCTCCCCGGTAGGATTACTTCATGCTCTGGGCCTTGATGGACCTATTGAGCTTGTCGATGGCCGCCTTGCGGGCGACCGGGTCGCGGGCCTTGTCGGCCTTCGCGAGAGCCTGATCGAACTCGGCGCGGCTATTGAAGACGTCGCCGCGGTTCGCTCCGCTGTTGATGTTCGTGAGCCGGCCTTCGCCTGGCTCAGCGCCGCGGTAGTCCTTGAAGAGAGCCGACACGGCCAGACCGACCGTCTCGACATCGCCGGACTGAGCGTTGAACGCCGCGATCTTCTTGGGTGACCAGTTCTGGGCCGCCCATTCGACGGCCTTCTCGACCTCCGCGTAGTCCTCGACGCCGGCCGCCTTCACGGCTGCCGACTTGAGGCCCTCCTCGTAGGCCTTTACGCCCGCGAGGTAGAGGTCAATCTGCTCGTTGCTGATGCCGGCCTTGATGAGCGGCTCGCGGACTTCCGCGGGGAGCTCGCCGGTCTCGGCGTAGGCCGTCTGGGCGGCCTCCATAGCGGAGGCCAGGTCGGCGCCCTCGGGTTTCTCGTCGTCCCCTTCGGGCTTTTCTTCGCCCTCTGGTTTCTCCTCGCCTTCCGGCTTCTCGTCCCCTTCAGGCTTTTCCTCGCCTTCCGGTTTCTCTTCGCCCTCAGGCTTTTCGTCGCCCTTCGGCGCCCCGAGTTTGGTCTCGAGTTCCGCGTAGGACTTCACCAGGTCGGCCAGCCGAACCTCGCCCTTTTCCGCGTCCCAGAACTTCTCCGGGACGCCTTCAGGCGCCGGCTTGGGGTCCAGGACGGCGGACTTGAAGGGGTCCGGGTTCGGCACGTTGGCCGAGAATGACGCCGTTCCGGCGGGGGTCTCTACGACCTCGCCGCCTTCG